TTTTTCGAGTCTACGGACCTTCTGTTCCCTTCCGATACTCGATCGGCATCCGATGAACTGGCGGCAGCCATAGCCGCATTCAACGCAGCCACACCGATCGAGTTCGCGGCCACCCTGGACATCGATAGCCAGTTTGAGCTGTCCGCTTTGCGGAGTGCTTACACCGGGACGGCCGGCCGGGTGAAGGAGAACCTCCAGGCGGTGGCTGATTTTAATGCCAAGGTGAAACGCCAGTTTGACAATGTGTTCAATGCCATCAATGAAGGGATCGATACTTTCGTGGCGGATCCGCTCAGCTTGGCGAATCAGACGAACATTCTGGTCCAGACCCCAGCTCGCGCCCTAGCGGCTATCTCCGATCGCCTCGATGCTTACGGGAACCTACTCACCACCGTAACGATCCAGGCGGTTCCGCTACCGGGTGGCGACTCACAGACCCAGAATAAATTCCGATCCGATGATCTGTTCGCCTCGAACATGATAGTGGGTGCCATTGCTTCGGTGCTTAACAACCAATTCGAGCTGCGCCGCGATGCACTGAACGCTGCCGATATTATCCTGGCGATGGCGGACCAGTATACGGCCTGGAGGGATGGTGTTCTGGAGCAGTCGGGGCTGGACCTGATCGACTCCGGGCTGGTCTATCAGCAGTTGATCGATGCGGTGGGGCTTGCAGGCGGGTTCCTCGTGGAGCTGTCCTTCAGTCTCAAGCAGGAGCGCGCGGTGGTGCTCGTCCGGCCCCGCACAGCCATCGATTTAGTGGCGGAGTTCTATGGGGTTGTGGATGCCCGCTTGGATTTTTTCATCGTCACGAATGATCTAGTGGGGGAGGAGCTGCTTGAGATCCCGGCCGGCCGCCGGGTAGTGTACTACACATGATATACACTGTGCTGGCAGGGGACACCTTCGAGAGCATAGCTCTCAAGCTTTACGGTGTGGCCACAGGTGCGGCACGGATCAAGGCCGCTAACCCCCAGGTCCTTGCGGCCGGTCTAACTCCCGGTGCGGTGCTCATGGTTCCAGAGGACAATTCGCTGCCGCCTGCGATCCCTCAGAACGTGAGGTCCCAGGGCGTTAACGAGGTCTCCATCACTGTGGATGGGTCTCCGTTCAGGTTCTGGACTGAGATGAGCCTGCAGCTATCCCTGGACACCTTTGATCGGTTCACACTATCGGCACCCTGGGAACCTGAGAACCAGGCGTTCCGGGATGTGTTCGTGCCATTCACCTACAAGCGCACCGTGATCAATCGGGGCGGAGTCCCGCTGTTCACGGGCACCCTCGTGGGCACTACCCCTATTTTCAGTGTTGCCGCCCGAACGGTATCGGTGTCCGGCTACGCCCTGGCAGGTGTGTGGAATGACTGCACCATGCCGGTGAGTTCGTTCCCGCTGGCGTTCAAGGATGTGAACTTGCAGGCTATCGCTAACACGATGGCCGAACCGTTCGGTCTGCTCCCTGTGTTCGAGGGCGGGGAGGATCCAGCGTTCCCGGACAGTGTGGACTATACACCCACGCAGAAAATCACAACGTTCCTTCGAGGCCTGGCGCAACAGCGGAACCTCGTGATCGGGAACGATGCAGCGGGCATGCCTGTGTTCCGGAAGGCTGCCGCAGGAACAGCGCAGCAGACACTCACCGCAGGGCAGCAACCGGTCCGGAAGATCACGCCCGAGTTCCAGCCACAGCAAATGTATTCCCATGTGTCCGCGCTTGCACCCACTGATTGGCTCGGGGAGGGTGTGCAGCACACTGTCCCTAACCCTCACATGCAGGGAGTGTTCCGCCCTTTGGTGTTCACCATACCGGAGACCGATGCGGCCGGAGCTGTAGTGGCTGCCGAGGCGAAGGCCGGCCGGATGTTCGGGAACGCCCTGGCGTATACCATCGAGCTAGCCGGCTGGGAGAATGCGGCTGGAGAACACTGGAAGGCGAACACGCTGGTCCGTGTGCTCGCACCGGACGTGATGATCTACAGCCCCACGGAGTTCCTGATCCGATCCGCTACACTGGACCGGAAAGAGAATGCAGAGACTTGTATTCTAGATCTGGTTCCACCCGGTGCCTTCCGGGGTGAGATACCGGAGGTGCTTCCATGGCAGTAGCTGGATTCATAGGCAGGGTTCTATCGGCGGTTCGGTCGAGTGATAACGGGCCGCCCCGTGTGCTCGTGAAGATAGGGCGATGGGGGGCGGTGGATAGCCCCGAGTTTGAGATGGTCTCGGCCCCCGGTGATGATGCTCCTCCGCTCCCGGCTGATTTCGCGGGGGCGTTTGCGGTCGAGAGATCGGCGGGGTTCGTTGCCGGGGGTTTCACGGACTCGAAAAACGCAGGGATAGCAGCGAACGGGGAAAAGCGGATTTATGGACGAGACTCCGATGGGGCTGTCCGGTGCGCGGTGTATCTGCAGGCCGATGGCTCTGTGGAGATCAGCAACAGTTCCGGAACTGTAACGCTCAAGCCAGACGGTTCTGTCGATGCGAACGGGGCCACGATTTCTCCGCAGGGCGCAGTCACTACAGCGAACCTTGTGGATGTGGATAACCACATGCACCTAGCTGGATCGCTGGTAGCGCCACCTGGCGGCGGCCCAGTCACGGGGACCACGGGGGCACCGATACCAGGATGAGCACAAATCAATCCGGAGATGTGCTGTTGAAACTCGGCGGGGTAGTGGACCAGGCCAGTGTGGGATCTGTTACACCGGCCCTGCATGCGTTCGGCATCCAGCTATTCAACGGCCTAATGGACATGACAGAATCCTTTGAGACTGCGGTGGGGCTGTCGTTTTTCGGCGGGAACTTTGACGACAACGGGACCACCGCCACGAAGCCACTGGGATGGTGGGCAAACCTGATCGAAGAGGATCCGGCAGCCCGCTATGTGAGCCGGGTTCAGAATATCATCCGGGGTATGCCTGCCACGAGCGCGAACCTAGTTCTCCTGGATGAAGCGGCGCTCCTGGATCTGCAGTGGTTACTGGATCTTAAAATTGCCAACGGCATAACGGTGGTCTCCCGGATCACGCAGCTGAATAGGGTTGACATAGCGGGGACCATCCAGGCGGTGGGCCGTGAAGAAGATTTTTCATTCACCGAAACGTGGAAGGCCTCCGTATGAGCAGTATTCAAACCCCTACCACAGCGCAGATAGCCACGAATTTAGTAGCAGGCCTGAACGCTGCACTGGGGATCACGGTGCAGCTGCTCCCGAAGTCCTTCGTGGATGTACTCACTAAGTCCATGGCCGGTGTGTTCATCCTGCTATGGAAGTATGGAGGGTTCATATTTCTACAGATGTTTGTTCGCACCGCCACGATCAAGGAGGTAACGATAAACGGTGTCACGGTGAGCCCGCTCAAGGAGTGGGGCCGGCTGATCCTGTCAACCGATCCGGATCCGCTTGCGGCCACACAGGCTAAGCTCGATATCACGATCACAGTGCAGACACAGACCGGATCCCTTCCGGCTGGAACGCAGCTCACGAACTCAGGGAACGGTGTGATCTATCTCCTGGATGCGGCGGTGGCACTCAGTGCGCCTACTGTAACGGGATCGGTTACCGCTGTGGCGGACCAGTCCGGGGGTGATGGCTCGGGGCTGATCGGGAACCTGATCATAGGCGATGCCATATCGTTCGTGAATCCGGAGGCCAATGTGTTCCGGGATGCCGTGGTCCTGGCTGTTACCACCATAGCGATAGACGCGGAGTCCACCGACGACTACCGACAGCGGATCATCGATCGGTTCCAGGCCCGCATTCAAGGCGGGGCTCCGGTGGACTATGTGGTTTGGGGCGGAGCCGCTGCACTCGTGACGAACATCTACCCGTACACCTGGGACCCGGCTACGCCACTGGGGGATCCTGGCGTGGTGAACGTTTATGTGGAAGTAAGCGGACCGGATGCCGATGGCATCCCCAGCAATGCACAGCTGACTGCAGTGTTAGACGATATCGAAACCACAGGGGCCACCGGCCTGGCGGACAGGCGTCCGGCTAATGCGTTCACCGGTATGTTCGCGATCACACGGACCGGCTTCGATGTCGAGGTGTCCGGGCTCGTGGTGGACAACCCGACTAGTGTGCAGGCGAGCATCACCACAGCCATTATAGACTTCTTTCTAGCGGTGGAGCCCTTCGTGGCTGGGGTCACTGTGCTACCTCGAACTGATCTAATCACGCAGTCCGGCCTGGTAGGTATCGTGGAGGATCTGGTCACTGCGGTGGGCGGATCTTTTATCGGCGTGACTTTCAAGCTCGCAAGCGGCGGCGGGAACATCCCCGCGTATAACGTGGGGCAGGGAGAGAAGGCCAAGCTAGACGGTGGGGTGGTTACCTTCGTATGACGATCTATTTCAGGATGATCCAGCACCTGGTTCCCAGGGCCCGCGCGTGGCTGCTCGTGATGGACGCGCAGTTCCGGCAGTTCATGGTGGGGCTGTCCAGTATCTCCCAGGATGCCCGGCTGTTCTTCGATGCTATGTGGGATGACCTGCAGCCCTCCACCACGAACCAGTTGGACCTGTGGAACGATCAGTGGGGTCTGCCCGAGACCGGGCTATCCACAGCGGACCAGAGGACCCGGCTGGATGCAGCGTGGAAGAAGCTCGGAGGGCAGAGCCCGGACTACATCGAGACCACGCTACAAGCGAACGGGTTTAACGTGTTCGTCCACGAGTTCTGGGGGGCCGGTGCAGCTCCGGCGGTTCCGTATGTAGCGCCCACACCAGTGGCCGCTCCCGGCGGGCTAGTCGATGCGGACCTTCTGGTGAACATGATCCGCACGGTGTCCGTGGAGGGACTCGGGGCAGGCGATGACGACATGGAGGCCGGTGAGGATGAGGCCGAGGCGGGGAACTTCTTCGGTATCACCTTCGGAGAAGTGGAATACACAGTTCCCGTAACGGCCGAAGAGAACGCCTATATGCTTTACATCTCAGCGGCGGCGTTCCCTGCTCGTGCCACTGTGGACGTGGATCGAAAGCAGGAGTTTAAGATCCTGCTCCGCTCAATTTGCCCACAGCAGCAATGGCTGGGGCTGCTAGTAACTTACGTTTAGGAGACACCGATGGCACTTGATTATAAAGCTACCTATCCGCTTCGATACGGAACCGGCACTGCAGCATTCCCGCAAGGTGTCCCGCAGAACGTAACGTTCCAGAACGATGGGACGGGCTCGCCTTGGGAGGCTTCCACGATCAAGGACTTCATGGGATTTTTTCAAGGCCTTGTAGCTCAAGGGC